CCATAATTAGATAATTGATAAAGCTGTAAGTCTCTACCATTTAAGTAGTAATACCAATTCCTATTAGTTTGATAACTCATTATTCTGGGTCTGTATCTTCTGACATTACAGGTGGTATAGCAAGTCTCTTAATACGCTTATATTTACTATCACTAGTATCTTTTATTGATACAGACTTTATAGCTACATAGTCCCAAGGGATTATATAGTCTCTTTCACCATCTATAATATTCTGTTTATCTACTTTTAAATTTTCTTTTGAATTAGACTGTATCATATGGACTGCATCTTTAATCCATGCTAATGCTAACCCAGTCTTATTAACTCCAGACCTTTCCATCATTTCATCTACTGTCATACTTAAGCCCTTGCCTGTGCTTCAGATTGTATTGCAGCTTCTTGTTGTTTATCAGGTAAGAACCCACTATTATAATCAGACCTTAACTGCTGTAACACCGACTGTAAAGATGCAACTAACTCAGTGTCTTCTTCCTCAATAGTATAACTTGATAACTTTGCTTCTAAAGACTTTACAGCTGCGTATATAACTACAAGATAAACTTTATTATTTGGGAACCACTTTATATCAGAGTGTGCCCTTGTCAATGAAACTCCATTAGTTTCATCAGTAGGGACATTATTAACAAATAATACTTTATATCCATTATTCGAACTAGCTACAGGATATACATTAACCTTGCCATTATCATCAATTATATATACGGGGTTATATGCAGAAGAATAATGAAGACTAGTAGTATCAACTGCTCTTGACTGCAGAGATGCAGGAACTTTTTTACATGGTCTCCAAGCAGTACTACCGTCAGCATCACCACTAGCCCCAGCTTCTCTCATAACAGAAATAATATCAGCTCCACCAACATCAAGACCACTATTACTATCTATAGTCGCACTTTCTCTTTGAAAAAGGTCTTTATCTTGAGATCGAACTGATATCAGTTTACTAGTTACATCTATAACACCATCAATTAAAAACTGAGTTAGTTCATCTTGAGTAGGAGTAGTACTACCAGATAATGTTATTGTTGTCAAACCTTCTACTTGTGCTTCAAATGTTGCCATATTTTCTCATTCTTACTTTATGAAGACTAAGGCTCTTAAATTAAAAAAGGAGGAGCAAAATAACAAAAGAACCTCGTCTTCATATTTAGTAGTATAGGGAAGTATCGAGCCTCCCTATACTTTATCCATATATCGAGCTATTACCTCTCGAATTTAAGATTATGGTTTTACGCTATCAGCTGGAGGACAACAATACAGTATAAGAACTCTTGTTTTTCCTGCGCTTACAGCAGTCGCATGATTTGTAACTGTAATGTCAGCAATAACAGTTCTTGCAGAAGCAGAATAAAAAACTCTCTGCTCTGATGCTATGTCAGCTCCAGCAAGACCACCAGGGTGTTCAACTGTATTAGCTTCACCAACTAACAAGTCTGTTGCTTTTAAGTTAGTAGATGCATAAAAACTATTATCATCATCTTGATCACCAACTATCATTGCAACGGCAGCTCCAGAAACCCATAAAGCAATACCATGAACCTGCACATCAAGTATGTAGGAATTAGCTGGAACTTTTAATTGCCCAATTAAATGATACGATTCAGAAGAATGATCACCCACTTGAGCATAATCAAACACCATTTCAGCACACTGGACATTCCAAGATGACCCAAGTGCTGTAACCATTGTTTTTGTACTAGTAGCCATCAGTTACCTCCTTAACTCGCTGAAGTTGTAAATACGCCAGTAGCACCAGTACCTTCTGGTATACACCATACTTTTACTAACCACTCACCATCTGAAGGGGCAAAGAAGTGAAAAATACTTCCTGCACCTAAAAAGTTAGTGTTAGCAGCAGCAGCTGTATATATCAGCTTTATAGATGTTGGAGTACCTAATGTACCCAGCGTTTCTATTGCAGAAGCAGTTGCTCCATTAATGATGCCTACTACTTGTTTTGCAAAAACTGGACTAGTATCAACAGTTGAAGCAGCAACAACAGCCGCTCCTCTTGTAAATATAGTAGTAGCTCCAGTCTGGTCTATGTCACCAGTGCACTCCATAGCAAGATGAGTACCTTTTACTGCATCAGGAAGATATACTGAACCAGCAGCTCCACCATCATGAGCATAACTATTTACTGCTCCAGGTGCAAGTGTAGCAGCTAAAATATTAGCAGCACTAGCACTAGAAGCAGCAGAATCAGCCTCAGCATCTGTCACAGCTACAGCCGTTGCAGTTAAGTTTCCCTGATGTCCAGCGCAAAAGTCTAAATATCCAGGATCAATACCTTTCCAAGCATCAAGTAGATCATCAGCTTTATTTTGTCCGTATAAAGGATTAGCCATAATTCATACCTCCTTTAAGACCAGTAAGCATGGGATTCCGGCATTGACCATTCCATCCCAGCTTCTGTTTGAATTAAGTCAACCCGACGGTCAACACCACTATTCTCTAAGGTTTGGACACCTACATAGATTGCTGTATCACGATTCAAGCCGTTACCAACAAGAGGCCTGTATGCACAGTTCCTCATATTAACAGCAAGCATCTTGATAGCAGAACCATCTAGGTGAACATTACGTGCTACATTCATATCACCGTAAGGTGTAGAAATAACACTAATATCAACTCCAAAAACCTTCTTTTTACTTGATAGCGCCATATCAGCACGGAAGTTAGGTGAAATCTCAAGATTATTTGAGAAATAACCACTTAGTTTATGCAACCAATTATATGTCTGCGTATCCACGAAGAACAATGTTGCATTTGCATTATTGTACCGTGGGTCTAAGTAATTACTCAAATCATCAAGGAAATCATCCTGTGTTTTAGTCGCATGAGTTAAACTAAACACATTACCATATTGAGTGACAAAATCAACGGCACCTTGAGTGTACCATTCTGAACCTGAGTCATATTGAGAACCAAACAAACAACTTTGTTCAATATCCCATTTATGCTCTATCAACTTCTCACGCCAGACACGAGCCCACTCATTTGGTTCATACTTTAGCACGGTAGCACGTGTAGTGTTATCCATTGCCATTGCAGTTTTCCAAATTTGTGTACGCCCGTAAGCTGTCGAGAAAGGTTGATCTTTCCAAGTCTCAGGATAACCACTACCCTGAGCATGAGCCGTACCAACAACATACGATCTATAATCTTCAAGACCTGCTCCATTGCTTTCGCCCTGTCCAGATATTGAAACATTATACGTTGAATCTCCAGCTGGAGCAGCGGAGTTTATACCTGCAATTACGTCATGACCAGCAGTTTTAGTTTTAACAACTACAGCCTTTAATATTGCAGCTTCACCTTCACCGTGAGCAGTTGGAGGATTTGTAGACTCATCCTGAAGTGTAACAGAACTAACCTTAACGACGGCATAAGAAGCAGTTTTAACTTTAGCGGATAAGGATGCACTCGAATTACCAAAATTAATCTTAACCAGTTGATCTGGCAAGAAAAATGAAGGTTGCGTTCCATCTGCACCTATCACTATCTCACTACCTGAATTTCCAAATATATTTTGGATATTCCCACTCTTCTTATAATCGCACATCATTTTGACATAAACTGTAGTAGCAGCTGTCTCATAACTATCAAGCTGTGTGTCTATATCAGTACCATCAAGAGTCTCAACCCATGTAACATTATCATTACTGAAAGCTACAGGGTAAGCATATCTTTTATGGTATGAAGGTCTGCGTTCTGTGTACTTAAACTCAGGATCATCTGTTGCCTTCTTCGCAAGTTTCGATACAAAACGGAAGAAAGGGTCTTGAGCTATTGCTAACTCTGAAACTCTATCCCCGAAGTTATACTTTCTGCGAAGTACGCCAGTGTTAAGGTCCTGCCCATATCTGGCGGAACCAGTCGAACCACCAGAACTAATATCGGTAGTTGACTCTAGACTAAATAAATCAGCCATGATTTATCTCCTTCGTATTATTAATTAAAGCACTAAGTGCTATGCACCAAATGCTTCGTCCAATTTACTGTCAAATCCCAGTATTTCATCGAACACTTTATCTTCAGGAGATACTTGTGGTTCGGGTTGGCTGCCTGCCGAGGCTAAAGATTGTGGTTTCTGCTGTACCCTTCTCATTTGAGAGGATACTTCCTGATTTGCATTTTGGGCTATATTCTGTTCCCTTGTCTGACGATTCATAAGATAATGAATATCTTCTAACTCGAGAGTCTTATCTTTTGCAAAACTTAGGAAATTAGTCCATTCGTCATTTGACATATTATGCTTCTGCCTAAACGCAGATTCTTTTGAAAATCTAACATTTTCGGCTTTCTGAGCAGAAAGAGTGTCATTAAGACGTTTTTGGACAACTCCATCAATTGTTGCACCTAAAACTCTCGCTGAGTCCGATTCGGGATTGGACATAGCTTCATCAGGGTCAAACACAAACTCTTCTGGCAATGCAAGCTGTTCCTTCATGCTTACCGGGGCTTGACCTCCACCCTCAAAATAATTCCGCACATGCTGAACTAAATTAGGGTCTTCTCTCATTGCATCGAGGATCGGCATATATGGCTCTATTTCTTTTAGCTTACTATTTAACTTTTTAGCTTCTCGACTAGAATCACTATACCTTGTTTGCAGATTTTCAATATCCACTGGCTTTTGTCCTTCAACAGGGCTCTGGTCTGATGCTTGCTGCTTGAGATATTCATCCCCAGCTTGCTCGTCATTATAATCAGAGGTTGTCTGCTCTTGTAAAGGCATGTCTAATATACCACTATTAACTTGAGTATCTAGCGCCTCGAAAAAATCATCGCCAGAACTCTCAGTATTACTTTCAGGGACTCCATTCTCAGGAGCGTTGCTTACTTGTACATTTTCTTCCATAATTCGTCCTTTTTATGTATTTGCTTTTAATCTATGACAGTTAACTATTGTTGTCAAAGTCTTTTTTCTGTTTATTTTTTTCTTCATTAACAGCCATCTTTATTTCTCTTGATAGCTCTCTCTTAGCTGCTTGGAACTCACTACGCATCATATTACGCAATAGTTTCTGTTCAGCTTCTGTTTGAAGTACACCTTTTCTTACTTCAACTCCACCTTCTTGAACTTTCATTTTTATACCTGCTTGTACTAATTGTCTTTCTAATGTTTCAATTGTACCTTCTTTATCTTTTAAAGCTTCTGATAACTGCTCCAACTGTCCCCTCATCTCAGAATACATACTCTTTCTTTCTATCAACTGTTTCTTGTTTCTTATATCAGTCTCAGCTACCATAGCTATATCATCAATCAATCCAGCTTGGAACCATCTAAAATATTCTTCTAACAAAGCCCATCTATTAACAGGCATAGTAGCACCTGATATCATCCTAATATCAAACCTTGATGATTCATAATCCATATATTTACCTATTGCTTCACCGTAATCATTGTAGATAGGAATATTTATACGTGATTCTTTCTCACCTGGCTCTTCACCACCAGCCCCAGGCTGGACAATACGAAATACTTTGTCTATTGTATAATGTCTTTGAGCTACCATCTGGAAACATTTACCTAAATATTCTAAGGCTGGTTCGACAATAGTAGACATCCAAGATTTTAATCGCCTAGTACCAAATTCATCATTAGCTAATAATCCTCTATAAGTCTCAGCTTGGTCTTGAGTAAATCCCATCATAGCTGAAGGAACTCCGCTTATATACTCCGCATCCCCCTTACCTTCTTGAGTAATAGTATAAAAAGCGTTGTTGATAGGAGCTGGTAATACAGGAGTTGGAGGAGTGAATCCCTGCCTATACTTTAATAAAGCCCCTGGAGCAGAAGAATATTGTTCCCATTCTTCTTCATCAACAGAACCTTCTTCATACATCCATCTTAAATTAGAAGCTAAGTTAGCATTGTGGATCATAATCTGGTGAGCTTTGTTAATCTCTTGCTGTTTACCTATAAGAGGCATTACAGCTGACATTGGATATGGAGTGCCAGTATAAAGATATGGAATTGGCACTATCGGATATTCAGTGATTGGTAACTCATATTCATATAAGAAAGTATCATCTCCAACACTACACACTAATACAATCCTTGTTTCATAAAATTCAACAAAATCAACGACAGCTTTCTTAAACTCTTTTGACTTCATTAAAGAATCGAATTCTTTCTTACGTAATACACGCTGCTCTATCCTAGTAACAGCATCTTGAGCCATAGACATTAATTCTTGTCTTTTTTCAGCTACAGATGTTTCAGCCATCTTATTAGCTTTCTCTATCTCTAATGCAGCTCTTTCTTCTATTATTTCTCCAGATTGAAAAGCTTGTTGTATTTGTAATGTATTCTCTTGCAACTGAACACTAACTTCAGCTTCAAACTCTTTTACTTGTACTTCAACAGACCTTTGAATCTGATCTAGTTCCTCTTCAGTTGGCTCAATGCGTAAAAATACATTAACAAATGGAACTTTTATTTTACTATAGTTCTCATAATATCCTATAAGTTCATCTTCTTCTGATTCTGGAGTATATGTTGATGAAATATCATCAGGGTATACAACTTTAGAACTTTCTATATCTCTATCAGAATAAGAATAAATACTAGAGCCACCAGATGCTTTATTAATCTTAGCTGCATGTTGAGGGAACATATTCTTTAACTGTGTCTTAGATAAAAGCTTCTTTATCATAATAAACCCAGCATCTCTGAATAAGAAGTCTCTACTTGCAGGGTCTACAAATACATCATATGGATCAATACGACTAAAAGTTACTTCACCTTTACCATGATCAGCGTCTTGATCTACATCTACAAGAAAATAACCTAGCCCTTTGACTAAGCTATCTAATATTACTTGACCATAAACAGACTTACCATTAGACAAATGCCAACAATAATCAGCAAGTTCTGA